CAACACTCACCCAATCATTCACTCACCCAAACCATGAGCTACCAAACCTACATACAATCCGTACTCACCGGCACCCGAAACGCCGGCACACTCGAAAAACAAGCCGTTCAGCGATTCCTAGACCTACAACAGCATCCAGATATTTATTTCGATGCCGGCGAGGTCGAGTACGTAACCGGCATCATCTCCAAGTTTCGGCATACCTCTGGGCACTACTACAAAAAACAGTTTGAGCTGCTCCCTTGGCAGCACTTCGCAATCGCACACATCTTCGGCCTAAAATCCAAGGCCACCGGTGCTCGTATCACGCGTAAGGCGTACATCGAAATCAGCAAGAAAAACGGTAAATCCGAGTTTGCCGGCGCTCTGGGCTTGTACGGCGCGTTCTTCGACGAGGAAGCCGGCGCGGAGTGCTACTCAGCAGCCAACAAGTACGACCAAGCCGCCATTTGCTGGGGTGCGGGTAGTATAATGGCAAAGCTGATGAGCAATGAATATCCGCAGTTTGCTAAATACTGCAAAATCTACGACAGCATAAACACGCGGCAAATCCGCAACACTGCCACCGAATCGTTTTTCAAGCCGCTGGCAGCAGATTCTAAGACCCTCGACGGTCTCCGGCCACATTTTGCAATTATCGATGAATTTCACGAAGCCACCGACGACAGCGTACTGAAAAACCTAGAAACTGCAATGGTAAACCGCCGGCAGCCGCTGTTGATGATTATTACGACGGCAGGCTTCAACATCCAGGGGGCTTGCTACCAATACCGCAAAGTAGTTGCTGATATCCTTGCCAGCAGGTCTCAGGATGACAGTGTTTTCGGCCTAGTGTTTTCTCCTGACGAAGACGACGACTGGAACGACCCGACAAGCTGGGAAAAGGCCAACCCATCGTTAGGCCAAACACCAACGCTGGAGGGTCTGCAAACCATGTATCGAAACGCAGTCAATGAGGGCAGCACCTCAGAGGTGAATTTCAAAACCAAGAACCTAAACATCTGGGTGCGGCAGTCAAGGACATGGATTCCAGACGCCGCTTGGATGGCAGGGCAACAGCCGATTGATACGGAGCGGCTCGTTGGCCGTAAGTGCTTCGCCGCGTTCGACCTTTCTGCAAACCGCGACCTCACCGCCTTTGGAATGCTCTTTCCACCCATTGACGGCGCACCTGACGGCAGCATGGACAATAAATTCCAGTTCATCTGCAAATACTACATTCCTGCCGACAACACTGACCAGCGAGTAAAGCGCGACCGAGTACCGTACCATGACTGGCACAAAAAAGGACTTGTAACATACACCGACGGCAACGTCATAGACTACGACTACATCAAAGCCGACGTAAACAAGGCGGCGCAGATATACGACATCCAGTCTATCTCGTACGACCAATGGCAATCCATAAAAATAGCCGTTGAGCTACAAGAGGAGGGTGTCACCATGTCCGAATTTCGCCAAACCGTCACCAAGTTCAACGAACCCATCCGAATGATTGAGAACCTGATTGCCATGCAGCAGCTTATGCACGGCAGCGACGAGGTACTCCGCTGGATGGCCGGCAACGTGGCAATCAAAAACGCGAACGGACTGGTGAAATTCGACAAGGATAAATCCAGAGAGAAAATCGACGGCATGGTAGTTTTGGCGATGTGTATGGGTGGGTATCTTCAGTGGTTGAAAGAGAATGAGGATAGTGTGTATAACAGTTACGAGCTGAGGGTGATGTAGTCGACAGCCAGCGCGCTAACAGTCAGACAGTTGCATATATCTCTGAAAACGCGTATATTTATACCACAAACGAACAGGCATGCACCCGAAATTTGACAACTACCAAGACCGGCAGCGCTACCTAACCAGCGTGAACGATTACGCTCACCAGCAAGGCGTATCTCTCCGGCAGGCATGGCAGCAGGTTGACGGCGGCAGTGTTTACCGGTCGTATGACACATTTCGCACAATCCGCAGCAGGCATCACCGGCAAAGCAAATCAAGCGGAAAAAATTTGCAAAAAAACAGCTCAAATATTTTCCGTTTGTCGGATTATTACTAGATTTGTGCTGAGATGGTAAAAATGTTATTGGGTAATTTGGTTTTACGCCGGCAGCTCGCATACCTGCCGGCGGTTTTTGCCCTCGGTTTTCCCAGAACAAACACCCACCCAAACACCAGAATAAACACCCACCCAAAGAATCACTAGTTTTCATTTGTTAACCTCGTTTAGGTGTTCTTTTAAGGTTTCCAAAACGCGAATCGGTTTCAGCCCTGCAAACGAGCGGGGCAATTGGAGGCAATGGTTGCCGGCGCGAATTTTGCTCAGTATACGCCGGTGTGGGTTCGATTCCTGCGGCCTCCACTGCATAGGTGAATTTTTTGATTATAGATGATGATGTGCCAGCTCCGCAACGTTCGGGGCTGGTTTTTTTACCGCGTAACAAAAAATCACCGACCACGCAACGCTTATCTTATTCTGCAACAGGAGGGTTATTTGTTAGGTTCTTTTTAGGCAGTCTCTCCGGCTGCCTTTTTTGTTTCCACTGCCGGCTGCCTTTTTTGTTTCCACTGCCGACTGCCTTTTTTGTTTCCACTGCCGGCTACTGGTTTGTGAACACACCAATTTGCCCACCCACGTGCGTGCATATACATTTGCACCATGTTTCAACGACTATCTGCACGAATCCGACAAATTAAACCAGCTGAGCCGGTGCGCTCGCTCGAGAACCCGAGCGTGTCGATAGCCGAGTATCTTGTCGGCCCGCCATCTAAGTCCGGCGTTGACGTAACCAACGAAAAGGCGCTTGCCATAACCGGTTTTTGGCGAGCAATTAATATCCTTGCCGGCGTTGTTGCATCCATGCCCTTAGATGTGTACGAGGTCGACGACGACGACAACGCCACCAAACGCCGCACGCACCCAATTGGCCGCATCCTGCGCAAATCGCCGAACATGTTGATGACCAAGTTTGATTTTATGCAAACATTGGTCACTCACCTGTACACGACGGGTAATTTTTACGCACGCATTGACCGCGACGGCATGACCGGCTACGCAAAACAGGTACATGTGCTCCAGCCCGATCGCGTTGAGGTGAAAATCAACAGCCGCAATGAGCCGGTGTATGTGTACACCAAGGAAGACAACACCCGCGTTGGTTACTCTTTCGACCGCGTTATCCATGTCTCAGGCATCGCCTGGAACGACCTAAAAGGCCTAAACATTGTCGACCTGTTTAAAGACGTACTCGGCACAGCGCTGTCAAACCAAGACTACATCGCCACATTCTACCAAAATGGCGCAATGGTCTCAGGCGTTGTGACCGTACCTCAAAAACTGACCGACGAAGCCTACAAACGTCTGTACGGCAGCTGGAACGCAACCTATGGCGGCGCAACCAATGCCGGCAAGACCGCAATCCTCGAGCAGGGCGCAACCTACGCCAAAACCGGCAGCAATCCAGCAGAGGCAGGATACGGCGAAACGAAAAAATCTGTACTGTCAGATATTGCCCGCATCACCGGTGTGCCACAATTCCTGCTGGAAGACCTCGACCGCGCAACGTTCAACAATATCGAGCACCTGGGGCAGTTATTCGTGAACTACACAGTCATGCCGCTCTGCGAAAACATCGCCCAAGAATTCAGCCGCAAACTGCTGCCAGACGCGGAGCAGGACACGCACGAAATCCGGTTCGATTACAGCGACCTCACCAAAGCAGACGCGGAGGCACGCTCCAAGGAAATCGACGCACTGATGAAATGGGGCATCATCAACCGTGACGAAGCCCGCAAGATGCAGGGCATGACGCCGATTAGTGACGGCAGCGGGGCGGCGTACTATATACCGATGAATATGGTAGACCCGACGGCACCAGCAGCGGAGCAGCCCGCGGAACCAGCAGCAGAACCAGCGGCGCCGTCGGTGGGTGCGGGTGGGAACCAGCGCTCAGCGGCAGCCAACCAACGATACACACTAAATCATCACAACCGATGAGTAAAAATATAACCTTGCCGGCAACACCGGCCACCCAGCATAAATACATGCGCGTCATTAAGTCAATGGATGACGACATGGAGGAACTGCTGTTGTATGGATTTATCGGCAGCAGTGGCTACGAGGATGAAGACGAAGACGACATGCGGGCGGCTGCCGTTGTCAAAGCCATCAAAGAACTTGACCGCAAAGGTGAGTTCAATATCCGAATTAATTCACCAGGCGGCAGCGTCTTTCATGGTGACCCGATAGTGACTGCA